TGTGTAGATACTTTTCTGGTAAATGTTTTGTGGCTACTGCAAGATAACCTTGCGGGTTTCTTTTACTTCTAGATGTAGGGTAAGTCTTGGTAGGTATAAGCTCGTCTGGCTTATCTGTTCTTACTCTAAAGATTTCTGCAGTTCTACTAACGTAGTATTCGTTGTACACGCCTCTTTTGCCTAAAATGCCGCCAAATCTAACACGTCCGATAAAATGTAAATTGTCCATAATTATTATTATTTTTATTAGGTTATACTTTATATATCGGTATAAATCTGAAAAAAAGTCGGATTTGGCAAAAAAAGAAAGGGACCCAATCAAGGGTCCCTTCCGGCCATAAATAATAATAAACAATTTACATGCAAGATAAACAAATATTATCCCTCATGAAATCTATAAAAATGACAAATCCAGTAACAAAACTATTATGAATCTGTACTAATTATATATCGTCTTTAATTTTTGTTTCAATTATTGTGCAGCTTTCATTGCTTGGATCTCATCATAAAGAGCAAGCAACTCAGCTTCTTTGTCTTCAATAGTAGGTCTGTTAACCTCTACTGTCTCTTCGGATAGTAGAACTGTGTTACCGTTCTCATCTTTTCCGTAATGTTGTACTAATTCTTGAGCCATGATATTTTAATATTTAATTTATGCTTTGTATCTCCAAGCGAAATCTATCGCTAAATCTGTTGTTGCGCCACCAGTACCGGCAAATAAATCTACTTGACCTGTTGGTAAACTAGCAGCACCGCCTGCGTTAAAGTTAGCCCAACCGTTATATCTATAAATGTCGAATGCAATTACTCTATTATTACTAGTTGCGGCTGTCCATCTAGATAATCTTGTAGTATTTGTAGGACCAACATTCTGGAATGCAGCCCAGTATAAACCTCCTACTGCATCTGTTGGTAACGTAATGTTTAGACCAGTAATAGATTTTTTACCAGTACTATCTGTTGCAATACCAGTTGCGATTGTATCTACATATTCAGGTGCTACATATTTAGCAGTACCACTTGTAATCACATATCCTTTGTAAAGTCCTACATTCATAGTTTCACCAGTACCACCAGCAGTCTGTACTCTAAAGTAAAATTCATCTAGTGCTTCACCTGGTTTAGCGTAGAAAGGTATAAAGTGAATACCATTACCAGATGCAGAGAATCCAGATGCGTTAGTTACACTAAAGGCATTTAAATCCCATGGAATACTATATGCACTTGTTAATTGTGGAGTAATACCTTGACCTTCTGCAAGATCAGCGCCACCACTTGACGGTAAACCAGTTACTGTAGCGTTAGTGAAGTCTACGTTCGTAGTTATGAATGGGTTACCAAAGTTAAATGTACCGTTTGCGATACTTGCAGCACCTCCTTGGGCGTCCATATTTGTTAGACCTACAATAGATACTCCGTTTCCATTTATATCGACAGTACTAGTACCAGATTGAATTGTAACTATGTCACCGATACCGATACCTGAACCATCACCGATTGAGATAGGTAGGTTAGTACCGTCACCGTATTGTAACGGTACAGGTGGAAATGGTGCGCCACCTTGATTATTTGCTGTTTTGATCAGACCTTGATATGACTGATCAATTTGTTCGTTTTGTAATGAAGCCATATTAGTTTTGTTTTAATTTATTTAACTGATCTTGTAATTCAGCTATTTCGTTTTCTAGTCTTTCGATTTCAGAGATGTTTCTCTCCGTATCCGGTACTCTAGTTATATTACCGTCTTCGTCCTTTATGTATTTTACGTATCCGCTCATAATTACGATCTTTGTGTGATTGAAACTCCAGATACTTGATATGAACCTGTAGTTGAGTCATTCCATAATTGGAAGAAGAAGTGTTGGTCGTTCGCCCAGTTGATATTGTAAATTTCTACCGGGTCACCACCAGAACTACTTTCCTGATTTGCTTGCTGTACTGGCATACAGAATGTACCAGCAGAAGTAATGAATAGAGTCTTGTCGTAAATAATTCTATATCTAGAACTTGGCGACTGTAATTGTCCTAATGAGAAGTTATTCACACTAGTAACAGGTGCTTGACCTACTGTTTGTGCTTGATCTGAAAGCCACAGTGATGAATAACCCCAGTTATTCAAACCGTCTCTATATTCAATCTCTTGTACATTAATTACATCACCTACACCGTATGTACCACCTGGAATAGTTACAGTCTCATATACAAGGTCTTGTGATGCTTGTGTATTTAGAGTCCAGTAACTACCTACAAAGTTAGTACCACCACCTGATGCAGGCAAGCCTAGAACTGTACTACCAGTGAAATCTACTGTACCTGTAGGGAATAATACACTTGCTGTACCAATTTCCATTGGTAATGTGTTACCTGCGCCGTCTGTTAACACTTTAGGTGTTACTCCAGCCGCAGCGTTATCGTTTGTTTTAATTAGTCCCAAGTAGCTATTCTGAATGGGATTTCCTGTTAATTGAGCCATATTATCTCTTTTTTATATTTATACCGTTTCCCAGTTATCTGGTTCTGCTTCCCAATTTGCTGAAGCTGTTTCCCAGTTTGTTACTGCTGGTGGTGCTGCACAAGGTGTCGTTGCTGACCATACTCTTGTTTCAGTACCAAATGTGTTTTGATTTGATCCCCACTGACACGCTGGTAGTGGTGCACCACATGCGTAATCTGCAATTGCATACCACCATGAGCCATTCATTGGCTGTGTTATACCATAGTGGTTTGCGAGTGCTATTACCCATGATGAATTTACTGGTGCAGTTATACCCAAAGCAGCACAGAGAGCTTGTAGCCACGAGTTATTTACCGGAGTAGTTTGTCCTAGATAAATAGCTGCTGCACTAACCCATGTACCTCCAGTAGGTGTAGTAATCGCACCGCCTGAAATACACTGTGCATAGTCCTTTGTTACATTGTTTATATCCATCTACTTAGAAATATAATTTTACTTAGTGTTGTTAATTTTCTTTAGTGCAACTCTAAGCTTCTGTATGTTCTTTTTAGTTGCCATGGACTGTCGTGGAAGGACCACAGTCTGTGCATTCGCCGTATTTCTCTTCATAATATGATAAATTTGATCTGCCTGTTACTAATCCACTAAAGTATGGGTTGCGCTTGTCTGGCATCATACCGTCTGTACCAGGATTCTGATACTCTGGGAATAGATTAGGATTGTCAAAAAAGTATTTAGTTAATCTTTTTGAATAAAACTCTGCAGTATCTAATGTTCTCTGCATGATAAACTGTAACTCATCTAGAGTTGTAGGGCTAGTTTCTTCAGACGTACCATTTAAGATACCCTGGTTAGCTATCTTATACTTAATGCTAGGTAACATTAGATATAAGGCATACTGCATTAGAGTAGGTCCTACGTAGTCTTTCATGAGTAGTTCTTCATCAGCGGTTAGGTTACCTGCGATAACACCAGCTTTTAGTCTATCGAACAGTCTTGTACCTAATACGTTTTGTAAATAAATGTCTTGAGCTTGTAGAATATGCGGTGTAATCTCATTTAGTCTGACATTGTCATCTAACTGAGTCCACTGCTTCATTCTTTGCTCACTAACTAGTAATGCTGTTTGGCTCATATTATACGTCTGCTATATTTGTTATGTCTTCTTCCAATGCAGGGTCATCAGCCTCTGTACCGATAATCATTGGCACTGGTTCTACTTCTAGTTTTACATTGAAGCCCGCAAGCTTTAGAATGTAACCATAAGTTGTAAGAATTTTAGTTTGTTTTGGTCTTACTACAGTATTCATAAAGTGTGAGTAAGATGTAACGATCTCGTCTGCATTAGAGCTAAAACCTGCTCCATCTTTAATACCTAAAAGAAGTGGAGAAGTAATACGGTGTGCAGTAAGAATTCGTGAAGTGATACGCTGTTCTAGCGTTAAGTAATAGTCATCGTTTGCATTCTCAATAGGCGTAACCTGCAACTCTTTTCCTGGCTCAGAAAAGGCCAAGAAGAATCTACCCGCATTCTCTTCTCCACTAAATGTATCTTCGATTTCTCTGTAAATATCTCTACGCTCTTCAGGATTCGGTATACCGTTTCTAAACTGTACAAACATAGAAGGTGCAAGACCATTGCTTATGTTTGCGTTGTGAAACCTTGAAACACGAGCATCAAGTTGTATATCATTAACGCCACCAATATAAGCAGGTAGAGGATATATTTCTTGTCCTGGGTTATAGTCTTTGCAATAATAGATTTGACTTGCGTTATCTTTCTTATTATCTGTCGGATCAAAACTCTTGTATTCAACGGGCTTATACTTTCTTATTTGTGACCAGTCACTAGAGTAGTAGTAACTGTGGATTTTATCTTCATCATCAGGTTTACCTGATCTTACGTTTGCAAATGGTAGGTGGTAAATCTCAGCAATTCTAGTACCCTCTTTATTCCAGATAAGGTTAAGTGCATAGCCACCGAATAGTGTGTAGTCTAATGCAATCTTCTCAAAGACATTGTCGATAGTCTCACCATCTGTATTGATGTACTCGCCACCATATTCTACGATACCTTCACCGTAAATACCATCTTGAATTGCGTCGATACATGTATGGTTCATTGCAGAACTATCATACAGTTCGATTAACTGTTGTGGAAATAAGTTATCTACGCCAAACTTGATGTAGTCCTTACCTCTTTGCTCTTGGATTACTGGCAAGTCTAGTGCTTCAAACTTGCTACCTTTAATTGAGTATAATCCTTCTGGTGTATTTCTCATATTCGTTATTAATAATTTGGACGATAGAACACTTCTGCGTCTCTTTCTTCGTTATTAGATATGTATTCGACTTTCCCGTCGTCACCTCCAGGTTGTGTAATAATCTTGACAATGTCAGAATAAGTACCTATTGACCAAGTGTAGTAACCATTATAGTGCTTGTCTTTAAAATCTGCAGGCAACTGTACAACAATTTCAGCATACCTTTCATTTTGTGACTCTATGGTATAGCCTGATGATGTGTAAATCACTTCTTGTGAGTATTGTGACTTTAAACTGAAATCTCCAGTGATTGTACCTGGATTATTAATGTAAAATGTCGCACTGGAACCGCTTATTGTTGTCGTCATACTGTATTAATGTGTTTCTACTTAGAAATATAAAAAGTGGAAGAGTTGTAAAAAGAAAGGGACCCCGAGTGGAGTCCCTTATCTATGAGTGAAATGTATGTGTCGATTTTTAAGCTTCGACGATGCTTCCAGTAACTTCGAATGATGGAGCTTCTTCCATGCCCGAAATAGTTAATTCGTAGCCATTTCTATCACCATAAGCAGTACCTGATACAGATGAACCTGCTGTCATGAATGCACCTCTTTCGATACCAACTGAGAAATACTTCTCGTTGTTATCTTTGAATACAACTACCATGTCAGTAGCTTGAGCCATCAGTAAAATCTGATCTCTCTTGCTAGCTTCCATTTTGTTGAAAATCATTGTAAGAGCTTGGTCATAAAATACTGTACCATTCTCTTGAGATACGTTGATAGTTTCAGTATACGAACTAGTCTGACGTGGAACCTCAAATTCAAAGAAGTCACTAGGCGTAAGGGCAGAACCGCCCACCGTAATAGCTGTGATTGTACCGTTAGATTCTGTAATTGATTCTACTGGGCCGTTTGCGATAAAGATTTTATCGATACCACCATTAGAGTCATTACAATCTAAAGTAAAGCCAGCTGTTAAATTTGAACATGCCATAGTTTTTCTTTTATTTTTTTAAGGTTATTAAGCTAATCCGTTTGTACCGAATTGATCTACTTGTGATACTGCAACACCTAATCTCCATTTTGCAATGAACTTGACAACGTCTTGTCCTTTGTCAAAGAAGAATTGTACTGTTGAAGCGTCATCTTCAAGACCTGTACCAGCTACGATCATACCTGAAGGACCTGCAGCTACATAGTCAGAACCTACAAGGCCTGAAGTTTTTACTACTGTGATGTTAGCACCTGGTAATTCGAAAGATCTACCGTCGCCTTGGTCATAGTGGTAATAGTTTTGTGCTACTAATGCTCTTCTTAGAGTATTAAAGTTTGCTGGAGAAACGATCATGATTAAGTCATCTCTATCTTTTGATGCTTCATTGATAGCGTCAAAGATGTTTAATGCTTGCTCAACTGCGTTTGTTAAAGTCCAAGGTGCTGGGTTAGCAGATACTGTTGCACCGTTAGCGCCAGTTACTTGGTCTTTGATACCAGTTCCAGTACCGTCACCATCGATTAAGTATGATTCGTTGTACTTAG